TTCGCTACCAAATAGTACGTTGTAGTTGTCGAAGTAAGCTTCAAGCTCAGTGTTCATAAGTTTCCTTTAGTTGTTACTACAGTTATAGTATAGCATATTTTTAGGCAAAAGTCAAGCTTTATTTCTTAGGCTTCTTTACCTTGGTCATCTTTTTACCAGTGCGTTTAGCTTCCTTCTTAGCTGCTTCCATACCGGACTTAGTATATGAATAGTGTTTTCCACCTACTTTAGGCATTACTTTTTCCTCTTTTTGGTTGTTTTTGCTGCTTGTCTGAAAGCTTTGGCACTTGGCGCACCTTTGGCACCCGGTTTCCGCATCTTCTCCCCACTACCTGCAGCAATTCGTTTGCGCTTAGCGTGTATATTTGCATAGAGTCCTTGTTTAGCCATTACCATTTCACCTTGTCTGCCCAGTACGCTGCTGACATCTTGCCTTTGCTAATATTGCTTGCATGACGTGCTTTAAATGATTTACGTCTGGCTTTCTCTTTATCCGTTTGCGGGTTTTTACCTGCACCACTGACACCCTGCTGTCCAAACCGAATGGTCTTAACTTTGTCCCCTTCTTTTGCTACGACAACGTGGCTCTTAGTCGGATGGTTTGGTGTCCTCTTCGGCTTGTTGTATCCGCTTACTCCTGCTCTTTCCAGCCTTGAGTCCTTGCTCTTCTTTTGTGGCATTACATAGGTCCTCTACTTGGCGTTGTAATCGGTCTAACAGGACCCATTTGTCCTCTAGGTGCTTCTCGACTTGGTTGAGGAGATGCTGGAACTCGTTGTTGGTTAGCATTTGTTTGATTACCCTTGATTTGTCTTTCTTTCAACAGAGTCTCTGCGACACGCATACGACGCTCGAACTCCTTGTCCTCCGCGTCTCCTTCACGTAGATTCCTAGTGATGGCATTGATGCGGTCAATCTCCAGTTCCACAGGTACAGCATTAGCTTCAGCAGCCAGCTTAACAGCCCTAGCTGAAGACTCTTGAGCCTGTGCAGACAAAGCTGCTGTCTGGGACTGCTGGAACTCAAGCTGGGCTTGTTGTGCTGCCATAGCCATCTGCTGAGCTTCTGGGTTAGGTTGCATGGCTTGTGCCATAGCTGCCAGAAGTTCCTCACGGTTAGACAAGTTCATGTTGTCGATGATGGACTGGATCAGTGTGTTGTACAGCGGTGAGTCTTTTTGCATGGTCTGCAAGAGTTGTACCAACTGCGTCACTTCGTATTCTCTAGCGATGATACCCAGAGTGCTGCTGGCGTTGAACTTGTAGTCAGCAACGGGGTAGTTCTCAGGATCAAACTGCATGTAGCGGTAAGCAGCTTTCTTGACAAAAGGAATCAGGAAGGACTGCTGGAAGTTAATCAGAGTGCGCTTGTGGCGCTTAATGATAGCACCAAGAGACATGCTAATGCCAGCTGCTGTGGCTTCTCCATTGACCTGACCCGCGATGCCAGCAGAGTCAACGGCACCAGTAGCCTGCTGAACCATCTGCTGTAAAGCACCTGCTTGTGCAAACGTAATCTGGTTGACTTGACCAAAGTTAAACGGCTGGAGTACTTCACGCGGATCTCCGCTAGTTAGGATCATTTTACCTGGGCGTACTTCTGGTTTAGCACCGCGTGGTAGCCTCGTAGCGTCCACAGCCAGCATTGGGTGAATCGTGAGGCTCAGAGCGTCAATCCTAGCTCGTAACTCAGTGTCCAGAGCTTTCTGTGAGTTGTAACCTTTTTCACATACGCCACGACCCCAGAATCTACCGGGTACTACGTCCCATGGAAAAGCTACTATTGGTCGGTCCTGCATCATGTACGGGTTAGCTTCTGCTTTCAACAGAATACCGCCATTGGCAATAACAACCACTGCTTCCACGTACCGTGACTTCTTCTTGTCCTCAAGTTCTACTACTTCTTCGTCCTCGTCAGCCATAGCTGCTTCTAGTAGTTCTCGTGGCACTAAGCCGTAGTACTTCGTCAGACGCACTTTGTCGTCATTGTAAATCGTCAGGTCCTGGTCAGGCTCAAGGTCACTGTCGGGTGCTGCAGAGCCTACGTACACGTCCTTGTAGACCCCCTGTTCCTGCAGGAGTTCTACTTGGTGTCGGCTTACGAACTCGTCTACAGCGACACCCATGGCGTCCTCAACACTGGTTGCTACGGGGTCAATCAGGAAGTTCTGTGGCAACACGGGCTTAAGCTTAACTTTAACACGCTCCATGATGTTGACACCGACAGCCTGCAAGTCTCCACCCATGATGGGCTGAGTAGCCGGAGCCATTTCTTTCATTTCTTCAATGATAATCTCACCCATACCTGTGCCGTACACAGCTGCATTGATGAGACACTCTGCTACTGCTTTGCGAACCTTACAGTCCTCAAAGTCCTCCGTGAGTTTGTTACGTAGGAACAACACGTCCTGACGCTCAGTGTCACCCATGTTGTCACTTACGTCGAACCACTTGCCACGCCCAAAGGTTGCTTCTTCTAGTTCAGCAACATTGGACTCGACAGCCTGTTGTAACGCAGGTGAGATGATTCTGCTGCGTTCTGACTTACGTTCGCTGTCTGCTGGGTCCCAGATGCCACGCCAGAGTCTGTAGTACTCGTCGAACCTGTACGAATAATTAGACTCGTAGTGGTCACGCCAGTCGTCACATTTGGTTATTACCCAGTCTTCCAGAGACTCCTGGATCATCAGTGGGTCTTGTTCGTATAGTTCACTCATAGTTAGTATCCTGCTACCACGTCTAAGATTTCATGGTCATCTATTTCAAATTCGTAGTTGTACGCTACGTTTGCTAATTGGTCTATGTACGCGAGAGCGTCCACTAAGTCGTCATGTGTCAGAGGGTCAGGAAACTGGAACAACTGGTCTAGAAATCTAGCGTTCCACTCACCTTTGTTCAGTGTTACGAAGCCATTCTCAAAGCGCCCCTGTAACGCCCACATAACCCTGTCAGTCTTCTTTTTGTTACCGTGGGTCAATTCCTCGACTCTGAAGAAAGTCCCGTAGCGTTTCTGTAGGTCCGTCAGAGGGGACATTACGGCTTGCTTTGCAATCCCCCTTTCGATACCGACACTAACTGGCTCGTAGTCCCTGACGACTTGGAAAATCTTGGCGGCAGTCTCGTCAAGGCTCCACCTCCCGTACACAATATTATCAACGTACCAGCCGTCAGGACTAACCTTGACAATAGCAATCGCCGTTTCGTCAAGCTTTGTATTCTTGGTCCTCTTCTTGTTGACTTCTTCAAACCCCGCCAAGTCAACCGCAACGTAGTAGTCTCCTATCTCCGGTTCTTCTTCAGAAACCTTTACCCAATCCTCTTTAAACATTTCTGACCCACGAGCTTCAAATGACGCCATAAACTCCTGACGAAACGCGTAGCTCGACATAGACTTTTTTGCAATGTCGATTTCAGCAGCGTCAAGCAGCGGATTGTCATAGGAAGTAAAATGCCAAGCTTTGTAAGTCTCGTCGTCACCCAGTTCAGCATACTTGTACAACTCGTAGAAATGATTACGTCCCATTGGCGTACCAATGAACATCGCACAGCCCTTCTGGTCAGCCAAAGCAGGTCTTAAGATCTGCTCGAACACGTCGGGCTTCATGTCGGCGTACTCGTCCAACACAAGAAACTTCAGTGACACACCACGCATCGTCTCTGGTCTGTCGGCTCCTTTGAGGCTAATCGTGGCCCCATTGACCAACTTAATCTGCAGGTTATTAATGTGACTACCTGAGATTACTGGATGCCCAAGCTCCAGCAGAGTCTGCCACATGATGTCTCGTGCTTGCCCTTGTGTGGGCGCTACGTAGAACACATGGCCCCTGTCGGCCTGCAGAGCGTTCACAATCAGCATCCATGCAGCAAGTCTGGACTTACCTGTACGTCTACCTGCAGCTACAATCTTGAATCTGGTGTCGTCTGCCCAGACCTCTTGTTGCCACGGCAGTAACTCAATGTTCAGATCAGTTGTCAAAAGTTAAGCCTTGGTGTGGCTGGGACAAACTCAAATGAAATGATGGTTACGAACGTAGAGCCAGCTTCTGGTGTCAATGACAACGTGTCACCTTCCTTCATCACAAGGAAAGCACCCTCTGGACCACCGAATGTTAGGATTTCTTTGGAAGATAAGCTCTTGGCAGCTAGGAAGTCAATGTCAGTTCCACTATGGTTCCACACAGCGTCTACACTTTTAGTGGAGCCTGTAGTGTTAGAGATGAACAAGTAGCTAACTACTGCGTCATAGCCAGCGGGAGCAGTTAAGATAGTATTACTACTACCAGCTGTTAAGTTAGCACCATGAGAAAACTTCATTAGTACAGCCACATCACAGGTGTTGTACCACGAGTATCTACGTGCACGAAGTCTTTAGCAATGCCGATGCCGTTGAAGCCGATGTGGTTAGCTACGTTGACTATACGGTGTCTCTGGGCACCATTGGTGATTTGGATGTCGGCAGCAATACCTTGGGCGTGGGTGCCGGGCACTTCCTTAGCGGCTTCTATAGGATGTTCAGTAGGATGACGATAGCCGCTAGTGATGACAAATGGAAAACCACAGCCCCCACGCAAACGATCAAGCTTCTCTAGAAACTCTTCTTCCATACGGTTTT